TTCTCTTGGGATTAGAGCTTTCTCTATTTCCTCAATAAGAATCGGCAGGATTAATTTAGGAATTAATAATGTTCCAGCTGTTCCGTCTTCAGTACCAATATATTCTTGAATGTGTTTTAATTCTGCCATTTTATGGATGTATATCAATTAAAGCATATTGATTAGAACCTGCTGCTGTTAATGCTCTCCCGAATGATTTACTTGCCATTATTCCAGCATATAAAGCACTTGGAATTGCTCCAGAAGATATAGATTGAACTCCTTCATGTGATACTGCTTCTACAGCATTACCTTGAAGTACTGAACCTAATGTCTTAAGAATAACTGCTCCACGTGTTGCAAATGTTATTGCGTTCCCAGATGTTGCATTATTTAATGCTACACCATTAACTTTTTCAGGATCGATTACAAGTGCTACTTTAATATCACTTGTGTCGAAACTTGCTGCTTGTGAACCAACTGCATTAAATGCACCAGATGCTACTACACATTGACCCCCAGATATTGTTTCTAATGCAATACCTGTTAATGTTCTTGGGTTTCCACCATCTGCAATTATTACTGCGCCTAATGGGTTACTTGCCATTATCTAAGTTTTCGTTGAACAGTGATGGCTCCGCCCTTCAAACTTCCACAAGTCTCTATAAAAGACATCTCTGAAGCTTCTTCGGTTTTAACCTCTTGAACAACTTCTTTAACTTCTACCTTTGCTTCTTCGTTGAATTCTTTATTAAGTTTTGCTAAAATTTCTTTTAGTAATTTATCTGTTTCAGATTCATTAACTTCTGCAATTGGTGTCTTTTCTTCTACTTTCTCTGCAGCAGATTCTATTTTTTCTGCAACAGAAACAGTTTTATTGACTTCTGTTTTTTGGTCTGCGTCTGCCATTGTTTCTCCTCCCTTTTCATTTGTTGTATTATTTATTTGAATATGTTTATCCCATGCTTCTTTTAATGCTACATTAAATGTAGCACTTTGATCTGCAGAGACTGCGACAAGACTTAATTCCCTAAATATAATTCCTCTTGGAATAAGTTCTCCATTTTTTTCTTCTATATCCCTAACTATTGCCCCTACACTTACAGAATTAATCCTTCCGTCTTTTATCATTTTTTTCATTGTTTCGTCCATAACATTTGCTCTAAATAGAATATTATTTTGCATTTCATTAAATTCAGAATAAGTTACTCTTCCCATTATTGCATCTACAGAATTATTGTGATCTTTGAGCAAAGGAACACCCCCTAATGTTGGAGCAGCCAATCTTAATTCTTCTGCTAAAAATTTATGTCCGTTTGATGTAGTAGTTTCATTTATAGCAATTCCTTGTATTGAGAAATCTTCATTTTCTTTTAATTGTCCTGAAAATTCTGCAATTGGCACGAAATATTCGAGTATCATTTCTTTATTTGATTCTTGGTGTTTTCTCCATTCACTATATGCTATTGCCAATCTTTGTTTTTCGTCTGGATATTCTTTTTTCATTATTTCACTGCTCATAAATCTTGAAATATAGTTGTCTTTTGATTCTCCCTTGTTTGGTTTTGGAATAGGCATAATTTTATTTAATAAATTATGTATTTAAATATTAAGAAATTCGATATATACATTATATATTTCCTTCTGTGCTATCTGTAATGAGAACTTTCTTTCTGCGCCGGGTTGTATCTGCATTTTCTCCAACTTCATTTAAATTAGGCAATCGTATTCCATGTAATTGCGCATCCGTACCCCATAATCTATTAACATGCCCGCCCCACATTAGTTGTGCTCTGCTTGGTGGTCCCCCTGAATTTGTTTCTCCATGTAACAATTGATCTTTCCATTCACCGATTACTGGAACACTTTCTTTATCTATAGCACTTTCTCCTATATCCGAGAATACTTCTATATCCCCTATATTTCTCATGGAAACTATTCTTTGTTTTCCATTAATTATCTTAACCATAAATTAGCATTTCCTCTTTAAATTTCTCTATTTTATCTTGCATCCTCTTGACACATTCACCACATGCCCAATGATTTCCTATTAAACATATTGCTTCTCTACCACATTTCTCATAATTTACACATTTTGGACGTTCTTTTATATTCATTTGCCTTATCCTATAATTCCTACCCAAGTACACCTACAATTTGAATGAACGGGTATAATATTCTGGACCTCATTTATTTCATAAACTTTACCATTTAATGATTCGCATTCGGCACATGTTCTTTCTGATAGTGCTGATAAAAATCTTACTTGTTTAATTTGATTATCTTTATATGTTTCTATTAATCCTCTATTTGCTAATCTTACTGTTTCTGTTCTTGCTATGGCATTTGCACGAGCCAATGCATTTGATTTTAAAACCTTTTCTCCAGTTTCGTTGATTATATATCTATCTTTTAATTTGATAAATCTGTTTATATCTTTTTCTATTTGCCGAATGGTTTTGTTCTTTTTAAAGCCATCATTAAGAATAATTCTTAATTTTTCGATTTCTTTTTCATTTAGCAATCCCAATTGCATATCTAATTCTGTTAATGCCTTTAAATCTTTAAAATCATCTTTTGCCAAAATCTTTAATATATTAACCAAATAATCAGAATAATTAAATCCTGCCATTTCTTTCAAATCCACCCATTCCTTTATTGAATAATTTTCAACAATTTCTTCTAAGCAACATTCATCCAACCTTGCACTTTCTTGTGCAGCAGGTTTTTCTCCTGGAACTTCTGGCTGTTTAATTTTTGATTCTTCTTCTGCTTCTGTCGATTTCATTTCCGTATTTGTTTTTTCATCGTCTAAACTCATTAATTTTGGATCTGGTTTATTCAAATATTTTTCTGCATCTTTAATTTTTAATGCGTCTGCCAATTCTATTTCTAATATTCTGCGCATATTCTCTGAAATATTTATCGTCCCCCCAAGTAGCCCAGTAATTTGTATAATTCTATTATTTATTTCTAATTCTCCTGGCAAATTCCATGTTATCTCAATATTTGCTTGAAGTCCTTGTTCAAGCAATATTGATTTGAATATTTTTTCTTCAATAACCTGTTCTGTTATTTCTTGATAACTTTCTATTCTTCTTTGAAATGTTTCCGTTTGAACCTTTGCTATTCCTTCATTTACATTTGATACTCCCATCAAAACAAGCGGTATTTGAAATCCAAATATTAACTGATCTACGTCATGGTCTAATACAGATTTGAAATTCTGACCCAAATCTCCAAAATCTAAAAATTTTATATCTGTATTGGCATCTGTAACCCATTCTGTCCTATTATTTATATATTGTAAACTTTCATTAGCTTGGTCTATATCTTCCTTAATTGCCGCTTCACCAGGAATTCCTACTTTAACATGATATGGTGCTCCTGCTTTTCTACCTATTAATTTATGCATATCAATTTGATTTTTAGCCAATAAATCCAATGCAACCCTGTTTGGCCAAATCAATCCAAGGGCATATGCATCTCCATTCAAATCTCCATATTTTAGGTGAGCTATTTGAGATGTTTTAAATGGAATAACCTTTTTTTTATTTTTTGAAAATAATTTTACTTCGCCAAGATATTGATTATATCCCACTACATTCCCATTCTCATCTCTTACAACATACATTGTTTTTGGATCGAGTATTCTAACTTGCTGCGATTTGGCATCTATTTCGGCAAATCCATTTCCATAAACTAATGCACTTGTTACAAATTGTTTTAAAAACACTAAGAAATTTGTATTGTTTAAAAAATTCTGAATTATCTTTAAAGATTTGTTTTCATTTGAATCTACATTGAAATCGGAAACAATTAAATCTGCATGCTTATCTATGGCCCCCTTTACAAATGGGTGCCCATTGTACCATTTTTCAACCATATTAAAATCAAATGGATGAACTACCCCCAGTTCTTTTGGGAATTTAATTGGTGAATCAATAACTTCTCCTATAAATTGTTCTTTTATCGCAATTCTTTTCTGCGTATCTGAAACAGCAATATATCCTTTCATGAAATTATTTATTGCTTTTTATATTTAAATATTAATTATTTGTGTATATACTTTAAACAGCAATATATGACATGCCTACAATAGTTTCAAAATACATTCGCATCATGATCGCATCTGCGACATCAGGTGATCTTCCCAAATACTCCTTAATTTCTTCTTTTGGTGTTACAGCTATTTTTCCATCTTTGTCAGGATCTTTCCATTTAATTTGCTCAAATTCCTCTATTAGCCTCTTTTTAAGCCCTATTTCGAGTTCACAACATCCAATCTCCCCATTGTTTACTTTGTCGGCTATCATGAAATAACACTGTGCTTTTATATTTATATAATTATTTTTCATAGGGTTTTTAGTATGTCGCGGTTTTGAATTATTAACAAATCCTTTGCATCCTTTAAGGTTATCAACCACACCTCCCCCTACTCCATCTTCGTCTATTATCACATTATGAATTGGCACCCCTTCTGTTTTACATATTTCTTTTATTTTTTCTACGGTCGTGTCTGTGCCTTGTTTAGTAAATTCATAAATCTTATAAATAAATAAATCTCTCCAAACAATAATAATTGTACTATCATTTCCAAATCTGGCTACATCTACACTCATATATCTTTTTTCTCTATTTAATGGTTTGTAACCTTTAGTAAAAATTTCAAGTATTTTTTCGTAATCAAATAATCGACTCGGATCATCGTCATATTCCCAATTGCCAAATAGTAATCTTTCTTTACTTATTCTGTCTAACTTTTTTAAATTTTCTATATAATGTTTTGAAATAAAAGGATTGTCTTGTACTAATGCTGGTATGAATCTCCTATATTTTTGTAATGTATTTTCTTTTGATGGTTTATAAAATTCAGCATATAAAAAGTTCTTAGTTGGGTTTGTTGCTGTTAATATCTTTGGTATCAATCCATATTCATCCAATCTATATCTAAGCCGCGACATAACTATCGAATATGCTTTTTGACTTACTTGACTTGCCTCATCTATAAATGCCCCTGTATATTCTGTACTGCCCAATTCATCAAATTCTGGATCACTTGGGTAATGAAATAGGTCTTTTAGATAAATTTCACTTTCGTTGTTCCATCTTATAACTCCCTCTATTGCATTATATCTAAAATCTATATCTTTTTTTAAACCAATATCTTTGCAAATCTTAAAAAATGTTAGTAATGTGCTTTCTTTTAGTGTTTTTAATATTGCTCTACCCATTAGATATCTTGTTCCTGGATAGGCCAGACACATATATATTAACCATACACAACCCAAAACAGATTTTCCACCGCCCGCCCCGCCACCATATAGAATCTCGTTTGTTTCTTTATCTATCAGATATTCAAATGCGGTATCTTGCTTTTCAGTTAGATAATACTTTAGGTTTTTCTGTCCTAATAAGTTCAAATTGGTATCCTGTAATGTTGACATCTTGTTTATCAGCTATTTTAGTTTTTTCTCCCCATGCTTCTAATTCTTCTCTATAAAGTTTCAAA